CCTTTGGTAATCTAGCCAATGCACCCAAGGCAATTATCTTGACCCGCTGGGCATAAGCCACATTTCCCAATTCGGCCACTGAGATGGCCACATCGACAATTGAACCCCCAAAGATTGGGATGAATGTAGCTGTTGAATCCTGTAATTCGATGGTCAATGAATCATTAATTCCAATAATTACATTTGATTGATCCAAATTAATAAGTTCAATGTTTGTGTAACCGGCTTGAGCCTGCTCATAGATATTAGTTCGTCCAGATGTAATGGTCAGATTAGACAAGATGGCAGTCTGATATTCAACGCCGCCAATAATGACTTTCCATACTGGATTAAAGACGCTCATATTGCCTGCAAGTTGGATGCGCCGCCTGTACCGCGGAAGTATGAATCATTGAGAGTCTCGACAATTGTGCGAGCTGTACCCTCTGCATCGATTGCGCCATTGACTGTGATATTGATGCGTTCTGCTGTTGAAAGCCCGCCAGTGACCCCCAAGCGAGCCGCTGCCGCTGCTTCTCTGGCATTGCGTAAGCGTTCAGTATCAGCTTTGACTTGTTCGCGTCTTAGGATTGCAGCTTGCATAGCTGGTGAATATGCGCCCAATGGTGCGCCGGTAAATGTGCGCGGATCACTGCCGCCCATGCTTCCACCAGTATCAAATCCACCGCCGCCGCCAGTGCCGCCAAAGTCGCCGCCGATATTTGGGTCAAATTCTGCTCCACCGGCTTTCAAGCCTTTGGAGTTATCTCCACCACCAAAGAATCGAGTGACTGGATTGTCAGTCATGAGCTTGATAAATGCTTTGACTTTATCAATGACAAATTGAACCGCCGAAGCCATCTTTGCAAATCCTGAAATTGTTACTGACAAGATTGTGCCTAAGACGTTAAATGCGGCTTTAAGAGTGCCACCGATAATTGGAGCCAAAGTATCTCTGGCAAATTCTCCCACTGCTTTCATGAAACTTAGCAATGGCTTCAGTTCTTCGGAGTTATCGCTGATGGCCTTTTGAACCTTCTCAAATGCACTACGCAATCCATTAATGGCTGGCGTAAGAATTGACATAAATATTGGAACCAAGAAATCATTGATGAATCCCCAAATGCCTTTGAAAGCTGGGAGCAATACTTCTTGAATATAACTTCCAAGGAATTTGATTACTGGCTGCAACTTTGGCCCGATTTCATCTGCAAATTTCTGAATGGCTGGCACGACATCCTTGACGAAAGTATTGACCATGGGTGTGATTGCATCGAGTACGAATGAACCGACTGTCTCTTTGCCTTCATCAAATGCCACATTAAGACGAGCCATCTTGCCCGCAAATGTGTCGGCTTGCTCTGATGCCTGATTCTTAAATGTCTCACTGAGCTTGGCTGTGATTTGTTCAAATGACATAGTTTTCAGTTCTGCCGCACTGATGCCCACGCCTAATTTGCCCAGAGCTGTGTTCTGCCCTTCGGCACTCTTTGCAAGCGCATTTGATACGGCCTCTAAACTTTTGCCACTACCGGCCGCAATATCAAGCGCAATTGATTGCAGCTCTTGAGCCTTGGTCACATCTTTTGTGCTTCGAAGCAACCGATCAAATGATGGCCTCAACTCATCATCGGTTTTTCCGGTCAATAAAGATGTCTTAAGAATTTGTTTTTCGACAGCTGCAATTTGGTCATCAGTTGCGCCAGTTACGTTCTTGAGAGTCGTGGCGAGCTTAGCTTGAGCAGCTTCATCGGCAATGGCTGATTTAACGCCATCAATGAGCAGCTTGCCCGCATAGGCAGCAGCAGCAACTCCAGCGGCCGCAAATGCTAAACCTGCTTTCTTACCAAAGTCTGAAATCTTAGAGCTTGAGCTTTGGACGTCGTTATTGGCTACATTCAGCGACTTCTTGAGTTGATCTACATCAGCCAGAATCGAGAGCTTGAGCGTTCTACTTTGTCCGGCCATTACCACTCCTTCAATATCTCAGTGAAAGCATTTTCCCACTTGGCAATGATATTTGGCTGCTCGGCTCGCAGAGTCGGATATATGAACCAGCCTTTTGAACCTCGGCCTTGACTACCAGACCAAATTGGAAATTGCTTAAACTTGTTAGACCCAAATTCGTAACCGCCCCAAAGCTGTTGAGTTGTGCCACCGCCAGAGAATTTCTGACTGACAAAGCCAAATGACAATTCTCCAATCTTTGAAGATTTGGAGACACGTGAGCCAGATGCAATTCTGTTCGCAGCATCATTTGGCCGACGACCAGCAGCTTGAACAATCTTGCCTTGGACGTAAGTGGCTAAGCCGCCGCTGACGACTTTGGCTTGAGCAACAGCTTCTGCATCCATTGCTTTAAACGCGGCAGTAACACGACGCAAGTCGGATTTGTCATAAGCAACTTGAAAGTCATCCGCCATGTTGCTGCTCCAATATCTCAAAGGCCGTAAGAATCTGCTCCGCCGTCGTCCATTCGCTCATGGGAATCTTTGTGGCTATTGCAAGCTCTACAACTATTCGGCTGAGACTTCCGACGGCGTAACTTTTGGGTCTGCGTTTCCTGCTCCTATATCTGCAACGCCTTCACACCAAATGTCGTAAGACTTGACCGGCTTGCCGGCATTCTCACGCTTCATTGAGTTATAGGCTAGAAATAAGAGATCAGAAATGCCAATCTTTTCTTCTGCTTGCTGAATTGTGAATCCAGTCTTTTGCTCCCACTTTTGCCATTCTGGAGGAGCCGCCGTATAGGTAGCGACTTCTCCACTTTGGTAAGTAACTTCGATATTTAGTTTCATGCTCCCGGCTCCTTTATTAGCTGATTGTTAAGACTGGTGTTGTAACGCAAGTAAATGCAAGAGATACTGTTTGAGCATCTGGTGCAGTGCCGCCTGCTGATGGCAAGATTGGCTGGACATCGAACGCAAATGATGCGCCTGTGTCTGCTACGAGTACGACTGCAAGCGGTGTGTTCGGTGCGTTTGTTGCAGCTGTCCAAAGAGCTTCACAAAGTGATGATGCTGCTCCCCAGTCTGCAAGCATTTCCACAGCGAAAGTTCCCTGCGTATCAGTAGTGAAATACGCTTTTCCATCAAGTGTTTGATATGTATTGATTGTCGAATCGACTGTTAAAGTCGCTGAAGTAGCTTGGGCATCGAAATTATCACTGTCAATCGTGAAAGTGATGTCTCTGCCAGTGATGATTGTTGTTGCCATGAGTTTTCTCCTTAGTCGGTGTAATACGTTGAGACTTGCAAGTCAGACGTCAAGAATTTTCCTGCGCCGACTTCCAAAGGTGTGGGTGAGCTGACATCTCCAACGACGTATCCGGCCGGCATAGTTGAGATGATTGAAATCATTAAATCTTCAAGGTTGGTCAAAGCTGCTGCGTTGCTCGAATAACCGACGACGCCGGTGATGAGCATATTGATTTTGACTTTGGTAGTTGCTCCATTGATTAGCGTACTTTCCAAATATGGTGCATCTGGAACAATGCAAATTGATGGGCTAGTCATTGCCTCTGGAATGCCGTTATAGACATTGGCTGCAATTGTTGAAAGTGCAGTCTGCAATGGTGTGCGGATGTCGGCTTCAATTGTCATAAGCAAAGCGTTTCGACTTCAAGGAACGGCCCTAAAAGACCCACAATTCTGTTTGTCAAGCTGCGGCCAAGGACGAATGGTGACGGCTGAAATTGGTCGCTCATGATTTGATTGCCCGGAGCTGTAACACTTTGGAAGATTTCAACAGATACAACAAGAATCGCTGACTTAATGGGAGCAACGCCAGAGTATAAATCGCCAGCGGTTGCCCCATCAATACACGCAAGCCCGCTCGGAATGATTGGGATGGTGTATGTGCTGTCTGCTTGCCCCGTTGCAGACGTAAAGACCATTGGAGCAATGCGATCATCTGTGACTGTGACTGTCGCATCATAAACGCCGCACCCGGTAATGACGACATCTTGACCCGGCACGAAATAATTTACGCGCTGAGTTCCGTAATAGGCAATTGAATTTTCTACAAAGACTTCTGTGACTGCTGATTGGTATCCAGTAAGCAATGGCAGAATCGTCAGCTCTGCGCTGTCAATCATCTGCTCAAGGTATGCGTTGGAATAGAGAGATACGGAAACGCCAAGAATTTGGCGCAGTTCTGCGGCTGTGACTATCTGTGGCATTTCCGTTCCCTTCTACTGCTCGACCACATCCGGGAGCGGCTGTGGTCGATGATTAGTTATTAGCTGATGACTAGTAATCCGCCAGCTGCAATCTTTGTGGCGCATGCACCATAAGAGTTCAGTGAGACTTCAACTGTTCCGTCAGATGGCTTATTGACATCAAGACGATAGTTTCCGCTCTCATACCAAGTAAATGCATCTGGCTGAAGAACGACCATTGAATCATCGCCTTGTCCAGTAAATTCGCCAGAGTTATCGACATAGAAATTCAAGCCAAGGACTGCTCCGCGCTGTGATTGTCCATTAACTTGACCAGCTTGGTTAGATGGCTGATAAGCATTAAACAGCGGAATTCCGCTTGAATTGTAGCCCATGATATTTGTCCATTGTGCTGGCGATACCAAGATGTTTTGTGCAAAGCGTTGTGTGCCTGCATAAACGGCTGCATTTGCGCGGCTGACATATCCAATCAATCCCGCAGCTGTGTTAGCTGTTGAAGTTCCATCAGCTACTGCATCTGTCTTGATTTGATCTGCGACATATTTATTCTGAGCAAAGGCCATTGATGCGCCCATGATTCGAACAAGCTCGTTAAAGAAATCTGGTGAGCTGCGCTCGATGATTTCTGTGGTAAGAATGTTGCGACCTGCAAAGCGTGTGATTGGAACCGAAATGAAACTTGACTCAATTCCAGTGTTTGAAACTGCGCCGCCTTCTGCAACTGCTGCAACGGTCGCAATTTGAGAAATCTTTGGGATTTCGAATTGAAGCCCAGAATCTGGCAAAGTGCCGCGGCTGATTGCATCAATTGCTCCACGAGTTCCATTGCTTAACCCATTGATAACTTCTGCAAGCTGACGTGTTGGGTTGAAAGCTGGGTTAGTAGTTCCAAGGTCATCGTTAGCTGCTGCAACGTAAATTGCAGAATCTGACATTGGGTTCAACTTAGCTTTGATTGAGT